ACCCGCGAGGAAGTAGAGGCAATCCTGGGTTAATATGGCATGAGTTATATAATCGACAGCTACTTTGGGCTTGGCGACAATATCTATCAAATCCCTTTTGTGCATAAATTAGCGCAAAGTGGAGAGGTGTTTATTTATACTCCATTTCCGGAGTTATTTCAATTCCCTAATGTCTATTGTTATAAGCCAACTACAAACTTAAAACTTCAGCTTGAGAATATGACTAATAATGGGCTTTACTCCAGAAAATCACAGCATAGACCAAACGGAGAAAGGTTAAGATTTAATTATCATCAAGGATTTAGAAATGGGCTTTCTATAATGCGGTCTTTTGAGAGCATTATTCCTCTTGAGGGAGATTTCTATTTTAAGTTTACTTCCACTCCTTCCCTAAAGGCTGATGAAATCAAGAAGCGGGCCGAGAAGAGAAAGAAGCGCCTCTGTGTTATGCGCCTTCCTTCTATCAGAAAAGAATGGTCCTGCTACCCTCGTATTCCGTTTATGGAATATTTTCAGATATGTATTGATTACCTTCGCCAAAATTACTATATCGTTACTGTCGGAGATATAGGCAATAGAGAAGAATATGCGGGAATCGAGCCATCAAATATAGATGAAAAAAGGGACAGGCGGCTTGTGAATCATCTGGGAATATGGGAAGTCTTTGATTTATTGTCAAAAGCTGACCTGGTAGTTTCTCCGGTCTGTAATATCCTTCCGATATGCCAGATCTTAAAAAAGAAATCATTTTTTATCTATGGGGGCTATGTCCCACACGCGTTGCTCAACGATGAGAGATTTTACCAGGTGGGACACGTAGAGCCGGAGCCATTTTGTTTCTGCGCCCCAAAAGGCCAATATGAGCATAAATGTAACAAAGATATCCCCCAAGAGACCTTGCTTAACAAGCTTTCGGAGACCTCAAGAGGCGACTAATGGAACTAAGATGGAACATTCATAAAGAATACGGATTTTTAGACATAACTCCCCGCGTATATGACGAGGAATATTTCATCAAATACATCAGATACGCCGATACCCTTCTGGGAAAGGTCTTATTATCCGAGCGAATAGCCTTCGTAGACAGGTGGCATCAGGGCAAGCTGCTGGATATCGGCATAGGCTCCGGCCAGTTCATGCTGGTCAGAAAAGATACTTTTGGCTATGACATCAACGCATCTGTCGTCAAAATCCTCAAGGAAACCGGATATTACGCCAATATCAACGACACTGTCTTCCCCGCTTATTCTTTTTTTGACAGCTTTGAGCATATACGAGACCATTCCCATTTATTAAACTCCATACCCCCCAAAAGCAAGATATTCATGTCCATCCCCATCTTCCGCGACGTAGGTCATGTCCTAAAGTCCAAGCACTTCCGCCCCGATGAGCACTACTGGTATTTTACCACCCACGGACTTATCCGCTATATGGCCGATTACGGTTTTAGCTGCCTGGATACTGACAACTTTGAGGTCCGTATCGGCCGTGAAGACATCTTATCTTTCGTATTTGAAAAGAGAGAGGTATAAATTATGCAGGACACAGTAAGATGCCTAAATTGTGTCAAAATGTTCGAGCAATGTTTAAATATAGAAGGAGACGTAGCAGAGTGCGGCGTAGGGTTCGGGCAGACCACCTTCATACTTGACCCGCACGTCCTACCAACCGGCAAGAAACTTTATGCCTTTGATACATTCTCGGGTCTGCCTTATGACGACCAAATCATCACCCCAGATCAATGTAAGCGCGGAGAGATGAACTGCGGAGAATTGTTCTTCAGCAGATTTAAGGCGCTTAAAAAGACCTCAATCAAGCCGGTTATCGGACTTATCGAAAACACCCTAAAGACATACTCCTCAACCAAGTTCTGCTTTGCATGGATAGACCTTGACCTCTATCAAGCTACGTCATTTGCCTATAAATTCTTTGAAGATAGGATGTCAAGAGGGGGAATCATAGGCTTCCACGATTATGGCTTTATCCGCTGCCCTGGGGTTAAGGTTGTAGTGGATAAAGAGATTAATTATTCAAAATACGAAATAATATTTTTAAGGAATAACTGTACCTTTTTACGGAGGAAGTGATGGAAATTCTTATTTGTCGGCTTCAACCTTGGATGGGGATAGAGGTTGCAAGGAATTTATCTCAAGCAGGCCATAATGTCCACAATATAGATCACGGTTGGCTTGATGAATACAAGAGAAGCGGAGTGTTTAAGAGTTGTCATTTATGGCAGCACAAGGAAATACCACAGAAAGCGCTGGAAAAGCAGTTTAAGGATATTATCCGTATTCATAAAATAGAACTCGTGATTATTACGCAAAAACTATATCTTTATTCAAACATAGCGGAGAAGGTTTGCGCGGAATTAAACATAAAAGTTATATTCACAGAATATTTTTTCGATGACAAGCTAATTTTTGATGATATGGGCCTGCAATACACTAAAAACACCCAATCAATAGGAGAGTGTAGCTTGCCCATAGACTGGCCCCGTAAAGACCGCGAAGGACAACCCTCTGATATGGCAAAGGTGGATATGCTGGTTAAATACAATGTCCCTAAAGACAGTAAAGTTGTCATAATCTACGGTCAAGTCCCTTGGGATATGTCTTTGATTGAATCCCCTGAGAGTATTACTTATGATGAATATATTGAAGGTTTATGCAAAAACAATCCCGATACAATCTTTTTGTTTAAACCACACCCAAAAAGCAAGACAAGCTCAAATAAATACCATTATCCAAACATGAAGAAAATCAATGAATCTTTAAGGACACTTTTTCAATTCTCCGCGCATACAGCTTATTCATCAACAGTGATCTTTGAGGGTGTATCAAGAGGATTGCATTTCGCTTCTGTCGGCTACCATTTATTACAGAATCATACCCATAAGATTACAAGTGGAAGCTTCAAGGATATTTACAATAAGATTATCAATTATCAGCCGGATATGGATAAAGTAAGGCTCAATACTTCCTACATCACAAACATCTATACAATGCCGATGTCTGACTCTGGCCTTGCTGATAGATTAATAAACGGCATTAACCAAGTTCGGAGAGAGCATGTCTTGGCGAAGAAAGGAATTTGAAAAAGGCAGAGGTAGACAACGGAGGACGATGGGTCGCAAATGGTTGGCTATGCGCCACGTTGTCTTGGTAGAAGAACCTGTTTGCATGATATGCGGTCGCAGGGCATCAACGCAGGTTGACCACAAGATACCATTATGCAAGGGGGGAACAGATACAAGGGATAACCTGCAAGGGGTATGCGATGAGTGCCATAATGAAAAGACAGCAAAGGACTTGGGTATTAAGCCACCACCTAATAAGATAGGGTTGGACGGATATCCAATACCAAAAGGAGATAGGACAAATGGAACTAACGAGAAAGAGCACGGGATTTGATAGGGCAATATATATACTGTTATGTCTTGTATCTTGGGGCATGGTGTTCTTGATTAGGATAGTATTAACTGAAGCGATTAGGCAAGCAAAGGATAAAGACTAATGAATAATAAAGTTTGTATTGTAATTAGGAAACTAAACTCGATACTGTTATGCTTATTACCATTCGGGATAGTGCTTGCGATAATGGCTATTATAAAGGCAAGCAAGAAGTGTAATGTAAACCAAGAGAATAACAATGGTTGACAATAGGTATTGTCAACTAAGAATGATAACAAGATTGACAATGTAAGTATATGCAACACAACGAGATGCCGGGGGGATGAAAAAGTGATTGAGCCCCCCGACGGAAATCGGGCTCCCAGTCATTTTTTTGTGAAACCCAGTTTTCGGGAAACAAGGTTATTGATAATTAAGGAGAATATATGGGACGGCGCGGCCCAATGCCAAAAAGCAAAGCTTTACAGGTACTTCACGGTACCTCTCCATTAACTACAGAAGTTGTTGAGGAGCTAAGAGAAGAATTTGTCCCACCGCAGATGCCGGATCATTTCAACAAAAGGGAAATCGCGGCCTGGAACACGACTATAGAATTACTTCGACCCATGTTGGCATTAAGGAAAATAGATGTCGCCGTGTTGGGAGCGTATTGCTCTGCTTTTGTTAGGTGGCAGGATGCTGAAAAAATGATATGTAAGAATAAATCTCCTCATGGCGGATTGTGTGTATATGGAGAGGGAGGATCTCTTAAGGTTCACCCTTTAGTAACTATTAGCAGGGATACTCAACGGGATATGGTGTTTTACGCTGCACAACTTGGAATGACCCCAGCCTCAAGAGTCAAGATGGTCGTCGGCGTTGGAAAGGTTATTGAGAAAAATCCTTTTGTTAAATTAAAGGCACTGAAAAAATGAAAGCATCCGGAAAAACCAAAAGAAAAAAGCAAAGAGCAACTGTCCGTAAACCGATGGACATCACCCATCAAACATCTTGGACAGATATCGCTAAGAATTATGCCAAAGACGCACTTGATAATAAGAATAGTAAGCGTTTTGGAAAATGGATTAAACTCGCCGCGGAAAGGTTCCTTAAGGACATTGAACGGGTAAAGCAAGATTGTCCTTTTAGGTATTCAGAGGTTGAAGCAAATAAGGTTTGTGATTTTATCTCTAACCTTCCACACGTCGAGGGGGAATGGAAATCAGAGGATATAACACTTGAACCGTTTCAAGTGTTTTTTCTTTGTAATTTATTTGGGTTTAGGAATTTAGATAACACACGGAGATTTACTTCTGCGTTGTTCGCAATGGCGAGAAAGAACGCTAAGTCGACAATCGCCTCTGGTATTGGTCTTTACTGCCTAACAATGGAAGGTGAAAAAGGCCCACATGTTATTTCTGCTGCGACAACAGGCGATCAGGCGGCCATTGTATTTAAGGTCGCTAAGAAAATGGCGGATAGGAAGCCACAATTAAGGGAGGCTTTCAATGTTGAATGTTTTACCCGGGCAATATCTTGTTATGATAACGGCGGACTATTCAAGGCCATTAACGCCAAAGCATCCACGCAGGACGGTCTCAATCCTTCTTGCGCCATTCTTGATGAGATCCACGCCCATAAAACTCACGATCTTTTGAATGTCCTGCAATCAGCCGCAGGCGGCCGCAGAAACCCATTGTTTCTTTTCACTACCACAGAAGGATATGAAACCCCAGGACCTTGGCCGGAAATGCGTAAATTCGGACAACAGGTTCTTGAGGGCGTAATTGAAGCAGATCACTTTCTTGTTATTTTTTACGCCATTGATAATAAGGACAACGAGTTTGATGAGAGTGTTTGGGAAAAAGCCAATCCTCTCTTATCTGTATCAGAGCCCTTATTAAAAGCTATCCGCAAAGAGGCAACGGAAGCTAAATCAATGCCCGGTCGCCATTCCGAATTTTTAATTAAGCGCATAAACAGGCAAAGCTCAACCGCCAACGGTTGGATTGATTTGCAAAAATGGAAGGCTTGCGCTGGGGAAGTACCGCTTGAGGGATTAAAAAACGAGCCTTGCTATGGTGCCCTTGATTTGGCAAGCACCCGCGACCTTGCGTCATTCCGTTTAGTCTGGAAAAAAGACGGGATATTATATACTCATGGTTGGCGTTGGGTTCCGCAGACGACGGTTGCTATTAGGACACAAAGAAATCTTGTCCCCTATGCGGGATGGGTTAGAGCTGGTTTTATGCTTGAAACGTCCGGAGAAGTAACCGATTACGATGAGATATTTAAAAAAGTCATATGGGTTAAGGATAACTTTAATCTTGTTGCTGTTGCTTTTGACCAATGGAATGCAGCACAGATAGCGTCAAAGCTTACGGCCGAGGATGTTGAGATGGTTCAGTTTATCCAGGGACCTAAATCATATCATCCATCAATGAAAAACTTTGAGGAAACCTATATTTCTGGTAAGTTCCGGCATGGCGGTGATCCAGTATTGACTTGGTGCGCTTCTAATATTGTATCAAGAACAGATGCTAATTTGAATATGGCCCCGGATAAGAAGAAAAGCGCGGATAAAATTGATGATATGACTGCACTTTTAATGGCTAATGGGATTATGATAGGGCAAAA